CGCAGCCAAGACATCACAGGCTTTTTTAATGCCTCAATTGATTTGTGCATTGGTTTTCTCCTTCTTAGTTGATAGGCCCAATTTTTCAATCAATGCAGCAACCTTTGCTTCATCGAGTGAAATCTCGAAATGCATCTCATCTTTCCTGCCTTTGTAATCTAGGCCAGCCCGCAGCCCATACTTTTTGCATAACGCTTGGATCAATGTGACCTGCAATGGCGTGAAAGTACCAGCTGCACCTAATGGATGTTTTGTAGCGTTTAGATCAATTGCCGTACCGCTTGAATGATTGCTAAGCACTGTTTGGCTTCCCCTTATTTCGCGGTAACAGTAACCCCAATCGTCATTGCCATCATCTATAGCTTCAATGTGCTCATGGAATTGCGAAGCAAAGGCAACCAATAACGGCGCGACCTTTTCCGCGCATCGTAATTTAACGCCCGAATCGGCAATGGCGTATGACTTCACACCAATCTCGTTTGGGTCTTTAGATGCTGGCCACCCGTTTTGGCTAGTTACCAAGTGGCTCTACTTCTGGCATTATCCATTGGCAAGTAGCTTCATCTAATCCTAAATTGCCTTCTGGCTCTGGCGCAATAAACGCATCTCTGACTTCATCATAAGAATATCCAATGCCAGCATAATTAAATCTTATGCGGTTATTGTATGAAGTCCGCTTACATAATTGACCTCTGAAATTACCATACCAAGTTTCGGTGTCTAAACCATCAATTAGTTGAGTTTCATCAATGCCAGTAATAACCTCGGTAACTATTCCATCTGTAATAAACGCGTAGTGTGCCATTAGACAGTCACCGTTCCTGTTCCAGCGGTAAATTGATAAATGCGATTACCGCCAGAAGTTGTAGTTGAATAAGTCAAGCCGCCACCAATTGAAGTTAATGCGGGAGAGCTTGATGGATAACTGAAAATTACAATGCCAGAACCACCTGCGCCGCCGTTGCCAACACCCGCGCTGCCACCGCCGCCGCCACCGCCTCTATTAACTGTTCCGCTAATTCCATTAGTTGTTGGCGGATAATCGCTGCCACCGCCGCCACCGCCAGAACCGCCCGAACCCGGAGTAGTGCCGTATGACCCACCGCCGCCACCGCCAGCGTAAGTAACCGAGCTGCCAGAAATTGAGCTTGCTGTTCCTGCGCCGCCGTTGCCGCTAGCAGTTCCGCTTGCACCTGCCGCGCTTGCACCACCGCCGCCACCGCCGCGAGCAGAACCTAAACCCCCATTGTTGCCTTGCCCACCGTTATTGCCTTGCCCTGCTGGGCTTGCCGTTCCAATTGCGTTTAGTGGTGAAGCGCCATTAGTACCGCCAGAGCCGCCGCCAGAGCCGCCGTTATTTGCAGGGAAGCCAGTTGTACCACCGCCGTTGCCAGCACCGCCGCCAGTAGAAGTGATGCTTGAAAAAACCGAATTGCTACCGTTTGTTCCAAGAGCACTTGTTCCACCAGCACCACCAGCCCCGACGGTAACGGTAAAACTTGCACCGGGGGCAAATCCTGTTGATTCTTTATAGCCCCCCGCGCCGCCACCGCCTGCTATATCACAACCACCACCACCACCACCCGCAACGACAACATAGTTAAATAACAGAGTTAAATGTCCGCTTATCTGGCTTGCCATTATTCCAATTTTCATTACGCTAAATCTCCAAACACAATCCAAGAGTTAGCAGCTAGTTTTTTACAGGTTGCGCCGCTGTTGGCAACGCGTAGTTTTGGAGTCGCGCTAGTTGCGCCCGTTGAAATGACGGTGGTGGTTCCCGGTGTAACTGCTCCGATAGTTGGCTGACCTGCGCCAGTTATCCAAAACACATTAAACTCTGTGCCGACTGCAAAGTTGTATGTTGCATCTGTTGGGATATTAAATTGCGCGGTTGATGCGTTATTCATTGAAAATAAGTTGTATTCATCTCCTGCAACGAATGTGTAGGCCGCAGTTTTGGCGCTGTAGCTTGATGAGAGCGAAAGGGTAACTGCTCCGCTAGCTGCGCCGCCTGATAAACCTGATCCCGCATTTGTATTGACCGCCGTTATATCGCCGACGGGTGCGCCAACCCATGCACTGCCCGAGTAATACTCAAGTGCATCAGTGTCTTTAAGGTACGAGTATTGCCCTTCTTGCGGTGACGTAATGGCAGATGCTCGCGCCGCTGATGATGCAAACACCAACACGCCTTGCATCAGATAGCCATTTGTGTCGGCTGCTGTTAGTACTTCACCTGTGGTAAAGGTCTTGAACCCTAAACCTGCTGCCATTTTTTACTCCTTAATAACTGAGTACGGATGTATCAAGTATCCCGTACAGGGTTGAGTTTAGTATAAATGAGTCAATTATTGGCTCAAGTGTGGTAAAAGTCTGCCGCCAAGAATTTGGGCTAATCTGGTAATTAACGCCAAAAACTTGCAGGGTCTTAGTAAGGATTGACCCGCCCGGTTGGGTAGTGCTAACCGTTACGGGGTCAAAAAAATCTAACTCCAAGGCTGCCAGTACCATTGCAGCATCTGGGTAATACAAATCAAGAATTAGTGCATCGCATCTGATAGAGGTTTCTGCGCGGCTGGCAATATAGGCCTGCGCATACTGCAAAGCATCGGCATCGCTAGAAAACATGGTTGCGGTCTGATTGTAGGAGTGAGCAAAATACTTGGTGACACTAGCTGCATTAACTACTACCTGCGCTGTGCCGCCTGTTGGGGTTACACTTGCTTGGTTGTACACCAGCACATCATTAAGCACCCAATCCGCATTAAAATAATGCAAATTTGTGCCGTTATCGTTAAACACCTTTGGCGTACCTGATACGGATGTGGATGTTGTAGTGCGGTTTTTGAATACAAATGACCCGCTGGCATCTACATAGAACGCGCCAAATTCTACCAATTCACATTTTTGTGCAGCTGATAGCGCGGTGGTTGCGGTGTTGGGATTGGCCTGCACTGTACTCAATCCAGTTTCAATTGAGCGCATTGTGGCAGGCCATGAGATTTGGTCAAGTATTTGGCTGACTCGGGTTGAGGTTAAATCGCCTGCGCTACTACCTGCAACGGTTGTTATCTGTGCCATCTGGACTAGGCGCATCGCATCAACGGCTTGGATGGTTGTGTAGTTCAAAGTGTCAATTGAATTGTTTGGCTGTGTGGTCAGGTAATTTGTGATAAAGCCTGAAAATAACGGGTAAGTAACGCTAAGGCTAGTTGCAGTAATTTGAACCTTAACCATTGGTTGCAGCAGATTGTAATAAGGGCCGCTGACATTTTGCGGGTTGAAGTCACCATTTTGGTCAATTATGCGCAGCGATAATGTGCCTGCTTGGAATTGGTCAGCCTGCGCATTGCGGCCCCGCTGTATTGAGATTGCATTGATTTGGTCTGATACATCCACAATGACTGCCGCTGCATCAGCAAGAATGTTTGTGTCAAGTATGCCAGTATCTAAAATCATGGCTTGCGCAAATGATGGGCCTGTTGAGAAGTTGATAAAGGCCTGAACGGTTGGGGCGGTCATTGGTCTATTGACCCCGCATAATTTGTGCTGCTTCCGAAACGGTTAAAGTTTTGCAATACCTTCTGCACTTCATTAGCAATTACCTGTTCGCTGCCCACTACGCCTGCATTGACTGTTACATAAAAGTTATCGCCGCCGCCTTGGGCATACCCGCGCTCGCCACCTGTGGCCATGTTTGGAGCGCCAAAAAATGCAGCATCAAAAATTGATTGCGCAGCTGCATCAAATGCATCTAAAGCCGCTTGCGCTTCCGCTGCCGCTGTTGCTGCTACGGAAGCTGCGGCTGTAGCTGCATCTGCTTCCCTTGCTACTGCTATTGAATCCGCTGCGGCGGCTAACATTACATTATCCGCTTCAGATTTTGCATTGGCATCTGTCCAAATTTTTGCAGTATCATCTGCAATTTTTTTGGCTTCTGCAATTTTTTTTGTTTCTGCTGCTAAAAATATAGCATTTGTATCAACAACACTTGTACCCGCGGCGTTTACAGTTAAACCTTGCGTTGCAAGTGCTGCAGTTGCGCCACCCGGTATTTTTAAGTCTTTCATTAGACGGTTAATGTTGGCAATAATTCCCGGCCAGTCTGCAAACGGGTCATCAGCCTTTGGTAAGTTAGCCAACAAATTTGCTAACTCTTTAGTTTTGTTTTCATTTTCTTTTAATAAACCGTACAACCTTGTCGCTTCATCAGCATCTTTTTCCAATAACGCTTTTTGCAATAATAATCGCAATCTAGTTTCTTCATCAATGTTAAATTTCAAAGCCGCTTGAATTTGTATTTGTTCAAGTTCTAATTTCCTTGCCGCTTTTTTCAAAGCTAAAGCATCGATTGCGCTTTTTTTAGTTAAAATGTTATTTTTCTTCGCTAAATCTAAAGCCTTTTTTTCTGCAGCTAATTGCGCTCGGGCTTGGGCAGGTTTCAATGGAATGTTTATAGAGGGTGCGTTCATTCCGCGCAAAACTCCTGCATAGGCTTCTAAATCTCTAATGCTGGCTCCACCAAAAGCCATCTTTGTGTAGGCAATAAATATGCCAATTTCATCAATAAATTTAGAAATCTTGCCTGCCGCTTTATCTATTTTTTTGCCTAAGCCTTCCATGCCTGTAGAACCGCTGGCAAGTATCAGAGCATCAACCAAAGATTTACCAATTGTTTCACTTGCATCAGCAGCGGCAACATTTAACATATTCATTTGCCCTGTGTAACCTGCTGCAGCAGTTGCCGCTTGGCCGCCAAACAACCTAGTTAATTCTGCATTTATTTGTTCAAGATTTTTAGACGCTAAAATTGTTTTGCTCAATCCGGGAACCATTTTAGCAAGCGCAGTAGCGTTGCCTGCGTAAGCCTTAGATAAAGTTTTGCTAACGCTTACGACATCCTGACCAGTGCCAGCAGCTACATCTAAAGCTATATTTAATGCATCTTGCGCTTTTGAAGTCGAGCCGAGAACCGTCACCAAACCTTGATAGGCAGGCCGTAGAAAATCATCCAACACGCCTGATTGTTTCTGCAAAGCCTGAATGTAATTTTCTACACCAGCGGATTTAAAACCTAAGCCTAAATTGTCTAATGTGCGCGATAGAGATTTGGCGGCTTTGTCATCGGCTAAAAATGCTTTGACGGATGCGTTGGCAAATTGCGTTAATTTGGTTGCGCTATAAAGCCCAAGCAAAGATTTAGCCAATGTTTTTACGGATTTGTCAAAACTCTTAATATCTTTTTTACCCTTGGCTAATCCCTTGCCGTCATATTTTGTAACTGCTGAAACTATTAAATTTGGCATTATGCAGCCAAAATAAAATTAGATTGTGTGTTGCGCTCATTAAACCGTCGTGCGGCTTTCTCAATAGCGTGTATGACCGCATCTTGCGCTTTGCCTTGGCTTTCATTCCAAGCGCGAAAGATTAACCTGCCGCGTTGATTGCCTTGGCCAGTCATAGGCCCCATTGCATTTATAAACATCGCGCCAGCTTTTGGGTTTCTGCTTTGAGAATCCTTTGTTGTTTTTACTGTAAGTTTTCGGCGTGTGAATCTTTTATCTACAATTATCGTGTGAGAAGTTGGCCGACCCTGCGGATTTACGCGCCCGGCAGTTTCATAGATTGCACCTGCCGCAGATGTATTAACCACAGAATACAGCGCACTGAATCCATAACGGCTTTTCTTATTTCCACCAGCCCTGTAATTGATCCCTTTAATTACCTCAGCGGGATTGTAAGTTGGAAATTTACGGCCACCATTGTTGTTAAATTCGCTGCTGCGCCCTTTATCGGCCCAGTTGTATAAGTTCGATGGAAACGGACTCGGCGCGTATCCCCGCGCCTTATCCCTTATTGGCAACATCGCAGCTTTTATTTCAATTTTCATTTGTTTGTTGAGGTCAGGCTCAAATGCATTTAGTTTTTGAATTAGCTCCTTATAGCCTTCTACGACTACGGGCATTTTGTTTGGCCTCCTTTGCTCTATCGCTAAACACCTGCAACACCGCTTTAAGCATGTGGCCATCCATTTCAAGCACCTGCGATGGAG